ATAGAGGTACCAGCAGTGGTGCACCTGTTGCAATTCACGAGGCAGACAGTGATATTGTAAGTCAGACAACTAGAGGTAAAGACTATAAAGATAGATTGCCAAATGGTAACTATCTTGAAAATACCGCTAGTCATTTTGTATTGATTGATGGTAACAATCCACAAACAGCTTTGATTTCTATGAAGTCTACTCAATTAAAAGTAAGTAGAAAATGGAATTCATTGATGATGGGTTTGAAAATGCAGGGTAAAAATGGTTTGTTTACTCCGCCAACTTACAGCCACATTTATAATCTATCTACTGTTCAAATGTCTAACGACAAAGGAACATGGTTTGGATGGGAAGTTGAAAAGATGGGTCCTGTTGAAAACAAAGCAATGTACGACATGGCTAAATCTTTTGCACAAAGTGTGGGTAAAGGCGAAGTGCAAGCTAAACACGGATCTGAAGAAACAAAATCAGAAACTATCTACTAAATTCCTAGGAGTCGGGCGGGAAAGCTAGCGTGGACCTGCCCGTCATAAAATATGCAGAAGTTTATAGATATATTTACGGGATTGGAACGTGCTCATGGTTGTACTAAAGTTACTGAAACTGCAGAAAACGGTGTAAAAGTAAAAGGACAATCTTTTATTGTACGTCAACCCGTAACTGAAAATTTGTGGAAAAAACATTTAGAAGGAACACAAAGTTTAGGAATTATTCCTATTAACGATGACAATAAATGCAAGTGGGGTTGTGTAGACATAGATTCCTATGCAGGTTTTGACCATGCAAAATTAATAACAAAAATAAAAGAAGCAAATCTACCTTTGGTTGTTTGTAGATCAAAGAGTGGTGGAGCACACGTCTTTCTGTTTACAACAGAACCTGTATCAGCAGAAAGAATGAGAGATAAACTTACAGAAATAAAAACAGTTTTAGGATACGGTGGATCAGAAGTTTTTCCAAAACAAATTAGATTAAAGTCGCAAGATGATACAGGAAATTTTTTAAATTTACCATACTTTTCTAATGAGAATACAACAAGATATGCCTTTAATAATTTGGGTGAAGCTGTTAGTCTAGATGGTTTTTATGAATTGTATGAAAAAAATAAACAAACACAAAATCAATTAACAAAATTAAAAGTTGTAAGACCACCATCAGAATATTCAGATGCACCACCGTGTATAGAATTAATGGCAATAAATAAAATACCAGAAGGTGGACGCAACAATGCGATGTTTCATTATGGTGTTTATGCTAAAAAGAAATGGCCATCAGAATGGAAGAGTAGAGTTACGATGTTCAATATAAATGCATCAGCAGATCCATTAAGTGAATCAGAAATAGATATTATAAAAAGACAACACGATAAAAAAGATTGGGGATACAAATGTAATGATGCACCCATGTGTAATTTATGTGATAAAAAATTATGTAAAAGTCGTAAGTATGGTATTGGAGAAGAAATAACGTTTCCTTTGTTATCTGACTTACAAAAAATAAAATTAGAAAAACCATATTATTATTTAAACGTAGATGGTGAAAGATTGTTTTTAGAGAATGTAAAATATTTAAAACAACAAAGTTTATTTCAAGAAGCGTGTATGGAACAGTTAGATTTTAAACCGCCAACAGTTAAACCAAAAGATTGGGATATGATAATAAACCCATTAATGAAGAATCACGAACCTGTAGAACCACCAGAAGGTGTAACAACACAGGATCAATTAAGAAATCATTTAGAAGAGTTTTGTTTAAACAGACACATAGGTTCTGATATAAACGATCTTAAAAAAGGTGGTGTGTGGACTAACGAAGGACATCATCACTTTGTATACAATAGATTTTTTAATCAATTTTTAATTAGACAACGTTGGGATATAAACTATCAACGAACGGCGCAAATGTTAAAAGAAACATGTAACTGTGAGGATAAAAGAGTTGGTAAAGAAAGAATATCTGTATTTTCAGTAAAACAATTTGACAAAAGAAAAGAAGATTACACACAAAAAGTATTAAAAGAAGAGGCGCCATACTAATGAACGCAACAGATGATTTAATTTTATTAGTAGTTCTTACAGCTGCATGGATATTGGTAACTATATGAAAATGTTAATTGATTTTAATTTAAAAGATGAAGGACCTATTCATCAAATTATGAAAAAATATATTTGGTATAAAATAAAACATAGTGAAAGTGGTGTAGTATTTACCAATGTTAATTGGGGTTATACAATTTTAGAATTAAAAAAATGTGACGCTTATATGGAACGTGAAATTTATTTAAATGGAGAAAAAATAATTCCAGATATATTAATTTTAGATTCTAATAATAAACCTAAAACAGTTATAGAATACATAGAAACATCAAGGCCAAGTTTTAAAAAATATCAATGTTATATTAATAGTAATATTGATGTAATTTTTGTAGATAATACAACATCTCTTGGATCTTTAGAACGTGGTCGAGTAGAACCAAAAATAATGATAACAGAAAATATGCATTTTAATGATAGGTTTAAAATTTTATTCAATGATTTTGTAAAATTAAATAATGAATTTAAGTTTATAGGAAAATTTGAAAATGATAATACATATTTTATATTTAATATTGATGACAAAAATGATATTAAGTTTATGAGTTCAACCTATTATTCATACGGTAAATTTAGTAAACAAAATTCTAAAAAAATACCTATTTTTTTAAAACAATACTTAACAATATTTGGTAGAGATAAAAAATCTATTATCAAAAAACTTCCTTTATCAGTTTCAAGTCATGAATATTATAAAGGAATTAGAAAATACGAAGATAAAAAAATAACTTATTGGGATATATAATAATGAGAACAATAGTATTGGGACCACCAGGTACAGGTAAGACCACAACTTTGTTAAACAAAGTTAATAATTATTTAAAAGAAACAGATCCTGACAAGATAGGTTATTTTGCATTTACACAGAAAGCTGCGCACGAAGCAAGAGATAGAGCCATGAAAAAATTTAATTATACTGAAGATGACCTTCCTTATTTTAGAACGCTACATTCATTAGCGTTTCAAAAATTAGGATTAAAAAAAGATCAAGTTATGCAACCAAGACATTACAAAGACTTAGGTGAAAAATTAGGTTTTCCTGTGGCTTATGCAGAACACCAAGAAGATCATGGTATATTTACATCTGACAGTGAGTATCTACAGATAATACAATTAGCACAACTTAGAAATATAACACCAGAACAACAGTATGACAGAAGAGAACACACACAAGATTTAGAAAGAGATAAACTTAGAATTATATACAATGAATTACAAAGATACAAAAAAGAATACGCGTTAATAGATTTTAATGACATGATATTAAATTTTATAAAGTCAGATGCATCACCAAATTTTGATGTTGTGTTTGTAGATGAAGCACAAGATTTATCATTAATGCAATGGGATATGACAAAATCTATTTGGAATAAAACAGAAGATACATTTATTGCAGGTGATGATGACCAAGCTATATTTAAATGGGCCGGTGCTGATGTAGATTCTTTTATTGCATTACAAAATCAAATGATAAATTTACCATTAACACAATCGTTTAGAATACCAGCTAAAGTGCATGGATTAGCAATGGGTATAATAAATAGAATTAGAAATAGAATAGATAAAACTTGGCAACCAAAAACAAACGAGGGTAGTTTACACAGACATTTTGAGGTTGATAGTATTGATATGTCATCTGGTGAGTGGTTGGTGTTAGCAAGAACAAGACACATGTTAAGAGATGTAGAAGATTCTTTGTATAGAAAAGGTTTTTATTATGAAAATAGATACAAAAGAAATTATGAAAAAGATTTACAAGAAGCAGCCACTGATTGGGAATATTTAAGAAAAGGACAACCATTAAGTTTTAAACAAATAGAAAAAATATCTAAATACATGACCACCAAAAATTTTGACAAGAAAAAAATAAAGGGCATGGCAAAAGAAAGTTTGTATGACATTGAAATGTTAAAACAAAATTATGGATTGAATGTAAATAGTGAATGGTATAAAGTTTTTGATGATGCAGGAGAAATGAGAATAAATTATTTAAGAAAGATGAGAGCAAATGGTGAGCAATTAAATAAACCACCAAGAATACAGTTGTCTACTATTCATGCAGCAAAAGGGGGAGAATCACAAAATGTAGTTTTGTTAACTGATCTAACTCAAACAACTATGAATACTTATGAAAGAAATCCAGATGACGAGAATCGTTTGTTTTATGTAGGAGCAACACGAACAAAAGAAAACCTACATATCGTTGAACCTAAAAGACAAGATAAAGGATACATAATATGAGTGATATATATAAAAAGCAGGTAGGTGGTGATCACTACCGAAGCATGGTCATACAACCGTCAGAGTTTATAAACAAAAACAACTTGCCGTTTGCAGAAGGAAACGCTATAAAATATTTGTGCAGACACAAGCAGAAAAATCAGAAAGAAGATTTACTAAAAGCTAAACATTATATTGATATGGCTATTGACAGAGACTATCCAGAAAAACCAAAAGAAAAAAAGAAACCAAATTCTTGGGGAATGACAGATGCAGATACCTCTATTTAAACCACAAACAGAGTGGATACCACCACAAAATTTTCCTGATTTATCTAAGCATGATGAAATTGCAATTGATTTAGAAACAAAAGATCCTGACTTAACAAAAATGGGATCAGGTTCTGTTATAGGTAATGGCGGTGTTGTAGGTATTGCTGTTGCTGTAGAAGGTTGGTCAGGTTATTATCCTATTGCACACGAAGGCGGTGGTAACATGGATAAATCTATGGTTATTAAATGGTTTCAAGCTGTATTAAAACTACCTGCTACAAAAATATTTCACAACGCCATGTATGACGTTTGTTGGATACGAACTCTTGGTTTAAGTATTAGCGGTAAAATTGTTGACACGATGATTGCATCTGCCTTAGTTGATGAAAATCAAATGCGCTATGACTTAAATAACTGTTCTAAAAGATATACCGGTAAAGGTAAAGATGAATCTGCACTATATAATGCAGCGAAAGAATGGGGTATAGATCCTAAAGCAGAAATGTATAAATTACCAGCGATTTATGTTGGTCAGTACGCAGAAAAAGATGCAGAAATAACACTTGATTTGTGGAGAGAATTAAAAAAAGAAATAGATCATCAAGATATAAATTCTATTTTTAATTTAGAGACTGAACTTTTTCCTTGCCTAGTTGATATGCGTTTTTTAGGAGTACGTGTAGACGTTGAAGGCGCTCACAAATTAAAGCAACAATTAATAACAGAAGAAAAAGAGTGCTTGCAAAAAGTAAAAAAAGAAACGCAAGTAGACGTTCAAATATGGGCAGCGAGATCCATTGAGCAAGTCTTTCAAAAACTTTCCCTACCATATGACCGAACTGAAAAAACAAATTCTCCATCTTTTACAAAAAACTTTTTACAGAATCACCCCCACCCACTTGTGAAACAAATTGCCCAGGCTCGTGAGATAAACAAAGCCCATACCACATTTATTGATACCATAATAAAACACTCACATAAAGGAAGAATTCATGCAGAAATTAATCAACTTAGATCAGATAATGGAGGCACAGTAACCGGTAGATTTAGTTATTCAAACCCAAATTTACAGCAAATTCCAGCTAGAAACAAAGATCTTGGACCTAAGATAAGGTCTTTATTTATACCCGAGGAGGGCCATAGATGGGGTGTATTTGACTATTCTCAACAAGAACCTAGGTTGGTAGTGCATTATGCAGCTTTACAGAATTTATATGGTGCTGGTGAGGTATTAGACGCATATAACGATGGCGATGCAGATTTTCATTT